GGGATAACATGACTAAGGCTTGTTGGGTTGGTTATGAACAGAGAGGAATGAAGGAAAAAGATGGTCGTATGGTTCCTAATTGTGTTCCAGTATCAAAATCTGAAGACATTAATAAAGCAAAGAAACCAAACTATGATGAATTTATTCAACCACGTCGTGGTGGTAGTGAACCATCAAATGCTCGTCTATATGCACAGATTATTCGTGAAGCAAAAGATAAGTTTGACGTTTATCCATCAGCAGTTGCAAACTCTTGGGTAGTTCAAGAATATAAGCGTCGTGGTGGAACATATAAAGCAGAAAAAGAAGTTACAAAAAGTATTTGGAGTGGTGGCTTGCTAGACTTTAAAGGATTTACAAAATAATGTCTAGCGGAAAATATAAGCCACATCGTGGATTTAATTCAGTACAAATTAAAGACGGCATGATCGTGCGTTTAAGAAAAGATGGAACTGTAAAAGCAGTCCTTGGAAAATATGGGGAGAAAAAAAATGGAAAATAGAACAAAAGTAGTACAACCATCAGATGTTCATAAGGCAGAGACATACACTCCTACATCTGGTATGAAATCAGCAGCACGTCGTGCTCTTCGCTGGAAAGAAGAGGGCAAGGCAAAAGGTGCGGGAACCCCAGTTGGTTGGGGTCGTGCCACAGATATTGTTGCTGGTAGATCAATGTCATTATCTACTGTAAAAAGAATGTTTTCTTTCTTTTCTCGTCATGAAGTTGACAAAAAGGGAAAAGACTTCTATAATAATAGTGATCCTTCAAATGGTAGGATTATGTGGGATGCTTGGGGTGGAGACGCAGGATTTTCTTGGTCTCGTGCAATCGTAGAGCGTGAAAAGCGCAAAGCGGAAAAGGCCTGGGAGGGTTCTGCATTTAGCACAAAAAGGGGGTAGGTAATGGAAGACTTGGGTATTGATGAAGTTAAACAATTAGTTAACTTCTATAAACAAAAAGCATCTGATCTAGAATTTCAAGTTTTACAACTTCAATTGAAGTTAAACAAATTAGTTATTAATCAGGCTGCGCCAGTTCCAGCAATTAAAACAACAAAAACAAAATCTGAGTAGTTGAATATAATGGAAAATGTTATTGCTACAACATTAGCATTGGCATTTGTTTTTATTGTATTAAAATTTAATAAGGCACATAAAAAAAGATCTTTAGCAAAAATGAAATATAGTCAAAGTTCTATTCATGAAATCATAAAAGACTATATTCCTAAGAGGTTGTTTGAAAGACTGCCAGTAATGTCACAGTCTAGAAAACATACTGAGAAACATATGATCAAAATTATTGTATTAGATAATGATGCTTATTGGGTAAAGGATAGTATTTTTTATACCGCCAAAACAAAAAATGGAAACATTATTGAAGAAACGGCTGTGCCTGTAGACATAGAAAATATGCCAAAGAAAGAACTTGACAAAATGCTCTTTATATTGGATAATTTAGGTAGGGGGAAAAACAATGATAGTGGTAGTTCAGGGAACGAATGACTTTAGTGATTATAACGTATTCATTCGTGCTATGGGGGTTGCCCTATCTGGCATGAGCAAGGATGATACAGAATTTCATATCTATTCTGCTGGTCCAGCAAAAATTAATTCTATGGTTTTAGAATTCTGTAATCTCTCAGAGCGTGGAATGAAGGCTCGTGGAATGAAGATAAAGAACTACAAAGTACCAACTTCTTGGGTTAGAGAAAACATGGAGCATGTAAATTACTTTGCATTTTTAAGTAAACCAAAGCAGGCTGTTTCTAAGTTAGTTGCTGAGGCAGAATTAAAAAATGTTGAAGTAGGAATTTTTAGGTATTAGGAGAAATAATGATTGTAAGTAATTTAGAAAGAATGGAAAAGATCGTTGCTCGCAACAACAACCTTTATTGGGTTGGTTGGGATGTAGCAGATCGCAAACGTTCTGAAGCAGGTCGTACTGCCGTCAATGGGGTTAGGGTAAATGGAGTCTGGTATGTTCAGCGCATTTACACAGTTACTCGCAATGGATGGGATATTCCGAACAAGTATAAGGGATAAGCCATGAAACAGCATTTATGGAAAGATAATGCTGAATGTCTTGGATCTGACACAAATATATTTTTTGATAACTATGAAGAGAATTTAGAATCGAGAGAATTTGTAGATGCTCTTTGTAGAACATGCCCAGTAGCAAGACAATGTTTTGCTGTTGGTGTGTCTGGTAAAGAGTGGGGCGTTTGGGGCGGTATTTATCTAGAAGGTGGAGAAATATCTAAAGAATTTAATAATCATAAGACTAAAAAAGATTGGTCTTATACTTGGCAAGCATTAACAATGGAGTAATTGTGTATACAAATGATATGCGTAGGGCTTTTCATTCTATATCTGCACCCAAAAATTTCGGTGTTGATCTTATTGACAATGACCTGTTTCTTACGATAAAATTAGATGAGAGATCATTTATAAATATGACACATGATGAAAAACTTGCTGCAGTCAAGTACGTAGCCATGGTCAAGAAGGCTTTAGAAATGGAAGGCGCAATTGTGTTAGTAACTAGGGAGCCATTGAAATAATGCAAACTTTTCTACCATCTGTAAACGCAATAACAACGGCACGTTGGCTTGACAACAAGCGTCTTAATAAACAAATATTGGAGTGTTATCAAATTTTAAATGTGTTGTCTGGAAAGTCTCCTACGGGTGGATGGCGCAATCATCCTGCTGTCCTTATGTGGAAAGGCTATGAGCGTGGCCTGTGGCAATACGTACAGGCAATGGTTCGTGAAGCAAAATTGCGAGGTATTCGTACAGAAAATAATGAAGCCAATCTTAATAGATTAAAAGATATGTGTTGGAGTCAATGGGGAGAAATCAAACCTTCTTTCTGGGACGATACAATCAAAGTTATGAGACTAACTACTACACATAAAGCAAACTTATTTGATAAAGATCCTTTGTATTATGCAAAGTTTGGGTATGCAAAGCACAGTCTTTATAATCATCCTTGTTGCAATACCTGCAAATATTATTGGGTAACTCACGAGGAAAGATGAGCATCTTTGTTTCAATAGCAAGTTATCGTGATCCTGAGTTGGTCAGAACTATTAAGTCTGCTATTGATAATGCATCAAAACTAAATGAAATATATTTTGGTTTAGTGATACAAGACTTTGATAAAGAAATTCCAGACCTATCTTGGTTAAAAAATTCTAACATTGTTACCATGCATCCAAGAGAAGCAAGAGGTGCAGGTTTTGCAAGGGCAAAAGCAATGACCCTTTATTCTGGACAAGACTATTATCTGCAGATTGATTCTCACACAATCTTTGAAAAGAATTGGGACATAATGTGCATTAGTCAATTACAAAAGGCTCAGGAAATTTCTAAGAATAAAAACGTAATCTTATCTCATTTTCCACCAGGATTTTATGTTGAAACAAATAATGTAATTAGTTATATTACAAAAGATAAAGATAAGCCCCCATATGCAACTAAACAAGTGCCAAGCCTAAACAGGAGAAATGAGTGGACGGCTAAAAGAGTTGAACTGTCCGACAAGAATAAATCCTATCCAGAATTTTCAAGCACCATACTTGCTGGTTTTGTTTTTACTCTTGGAAGCATTGTAGAAGAAGTTCCGTACGATCCAGAGATATCATTCTTTGGAGAAGAAATATGTTTTGCTATGAGGGCTTGGACAAGAGGATGGGACATTTATTCCCCAAGTGTCACAATACTTCATCATTTTTATCACCGTGGTAACTATAAAAAAATATGGAAAGACCGCAACATAAGAAAATTATCATGGAAAGAAATAGAAGATATTTCAAAGGATAAACAAAAGCGTGTTTTGTGCGGTATAGAAAAGGGAACCTTTGGCGCTGGAAATTATAGACACCTAAAGGCATACGAGAAACTTATAGGCTTTGATTTTAAGAAAATGTATGGTTTGACAAATTCTGATAATGAGAGTACAATGGTCTTGAGAGAAAAGAGTTAGCATGGAGTTTGCTCTGGTCGTTTTAAGCATACTTTCTATATCATTTTTAATAGCATACCTTTCAGTTTCACAAAAATTAAATTCTGTAAATAAAGGATTTGCTCAACTATTTGTCTCATACAATACACTAAGAGAAGCAGTTGAAACCCAACCAACTAAAACAGAAGAAGACATACATAAAGAGAATTTTATAAAGTTTCTCTCAGATTCTCGCGATTGGGCATTTGATTATATTGAAGATGTTCAAAAAGCATTGTCAAAATTCATACAAGAGGTAGAGCCACAACTAGATTATTACAACAGATATGGCGCTGCTGTTGAAGGTGTAGTGGCTCCTCATGACAAGGCTTTAAAGAAAATATCAAAAGAATTTACTGAATTAAAAAAGATGTTACCAGAAGAATCAGATGATAGACGCTAGAGGAATTCCAACTTGTGTATGTCCAAACTGTGGTGGAACTTTGTTTAGAGCACTTGTTTCTTTTGATCCTGACACCTATACTGTAGGAATGTACCATTTAGATATTCAGTGTCATGAATGTGGTGCTTTGGCTACCGCACCAACTCCTCTAGACAATCCTGAAACAGATCCAGATGCTAAAAACAAGGGGGAAAAGTTTTGAATCAAATAATCTTGTCAGTGTTAACAGGTTTTGGATGTGGCGCAATATTCGCAGCATTCAAATTACCAGTCCCAGCGCCACCAGTTTTTGCGGGAGTCGCAGGAATTATTGGCCTTTGGGCTGGTTATGCTATACTAATAAAGGTTCTATCCTAGGAGGAAAAAATGGAACTTAAAAAAGAACACAAGGCAATGCTCGCATCATATGGCCGTTCAGTTGTAGGTGCAGCATCAGCATTATACGTTGCAGGAGTAACAGATCCAAAGGATCTATGGGCAGCACTCGTAGGAGCGCTTATCCCAGTACTAGCACGTGCAGTTAATCCAAACGATCCAGCATTTGGTCGTATGCCAGCAGCAGCAGCCGTTGATAAGGCTCTAAAGTCTGCAAAGGCAAAGAAGAAGGCTGCTAAATAATTTAGTTAGTCATAATGGGGCGGGTCTAGAAATGGACTCGCCCTATTTTAATATATCAAGATACTTATCTTTTAGATTTTCCATGGCAAAGTTTTTAAATCCTATTTCAACTGCTTGTTCTTTAATCTCATCTTTCTTTCTAGAGTGCATATAGTTGTCTACAATCTTTGCTAAATGTTTTGGATCCGCATTATAAACATCAATAGTTGTTCTTGCTCTAAACTCATCATGTTTTTCTGATGCTGCAAGCCACTCTTGAGGAAGTATTGTGTTATTTGGAGATATATTTGTCATAAAAACTGGCAATCCGCTTATAAGTGCTTCATTCATAGGAAGACATAAGCCTGCATATCTACGAGGCAAAACCATTGCATCATACCCAGAGTAAAGGTCTTGTCTATTATCTGAGTTTCCCACTACTATCTTTAATCTAGAGTCTTTAGGAACAATTCCTAGGTCTTTCTGAGCAGTAACAACAAGTTCATAATCTGTTTTAGAATACTTTAACATGTCTAATATACTATGTGTTCCGTTACGATCTTTTGTTGCTGGATTGCCAGCGACATGCAGTAGCCTGCCATGGCTTTTTGATAGATTATTTTTTCTAACATTATCAAATATTGCTGTATTAGTTGGTGGCGGTAGATGAATTAATTTAGTTTTGCCTTCAGAAATCTCTGCAACTTTGTCATAGTTCCACAAACTAGGAGCGATCATGATGTCTGGAAATGCTAATTTTTGATTATGAATATACTCTAAAAACTCAAAATTATATTGAAGAACTGTTTTTACATTTCTTCTTCTTGCAAGTTCAATAAAACTATTGTTATAAAATGTTTCACAAGTTAAAACAATATCAACGCTGCGAATAAAGGGCTCTAAATCTCCAGTTCTTGGTAATCCACGAACATGAAAACATTCATATCCGTTATACCACTCTGGATGTTGTTTATTTCTATTAAAGTTCATAGAGTTTACGAGCATAATTCTATGAGGATTTAACATTGTAACCAAATCTCTTGTTTGGTTTCCAAGACCCGTGTTGTCTGATCTTGCAATAATGCCCAATCTCATTCTTTGTATCCCCAAACATCATCATCTGAAGTAAACTTTCTAGTTCCTTCTCTACCGTCCAAGTGATAAGATCTTTTTATTTTATTTCCACCATCTGGATAATATATCCAAAGTTTATGTCTGTTCCAACCAGCATTCCCATATGTAGAATAATCATCTTGAACCACACCGTGGAAAATGTCTTCAATAAAAAAGTTTTGTTTTGAAAATCTGAGCACACTTTCTTTATAGTAATTTACAAAAGAAAGGTGTGGTCGTTGACTCCACTGAATTGTTTTCATAAAATCATCTTCGTGACCTAGCATTAAATGATTATGCTCCACTGGAATAGTTTCTTCAAAGTGAAATCTAATTGTGTATGCTCTATTACTAGATAACATTGACAAACATTTGTCCCAATCTATATGCCTATCAGGAACCAGCGGGGCATCTCCTTCAACATATAAAAGAATAGGTGTTATTATTTCGTTAATAGTTCTTGACATCATGGTTGTTTGATGACAATGTTCTTCAAATACAAATGGCAGAACGTTTTTCCATTGATGCATACATTTCCAAAGCACACGATTTTTCCATTCATCATACGCATCCTTGCGATGTTTTTGCTCATCCCTTAATCCATCAATCTGTAAAATAATTTCATTATCTGGAAAATGAGATCTAATACTACTAATAGTTTCATCAATAATATGCGTGTCTGGATGACTTGGCAATACAGAAGTTACTAATACAATTGTTATGTCATTTTTATTCATTTACTTGCTCCATTATTTTTATGCCAAAGTCTCTTTTGTACTTGATCCACCAGCATACTACTTTGTGCATATTTGCAGGGTATTGATTAATTAACTCTGGAACCATACCAGATAAAATATTCCAATCTTTAACCTTTACTATAGGCATATCTGCTTGATATATATAATGAAAATAATCACTTTCTATACCCTTTGAATCTATAAGATCTCCAATAGGTAAGGCCAACATTTCTATTGCCTCAAAAAATCTAAAGGTATCAACAACCTGTGCTCCAGCGGGGCACGGGGCGATTCTGGCTGTAGAAAGGTGTTGGTAGTAGTCTTTGGGTGTATCTCCCTGTGCAAAGCCTTCTGTGGGCTTATAAAGGGCATTTTGAAGGCTTGGCATAGCCTCTGCTAACTGTTTACGGCGTTGATGAGTTATCTGTCCACCAAAATAAACGTCATATTTCTTGCTAGGATAGGCTGGAAGATTTTGTTTTAAATGCTGTGGAACACCTATAAAAAATCTATTATATTTTTCATGTTTTTTGTGAGGGTATTGAATCCAAATACTAATATTGGAATGCTTTATTTTATCTACATTGAACATAGCAGACTCATCACCAGTAATAAATAAAAGTACTCTTTGTATATTAGATAGTTGTTGGTTTATTTTTT